TTCTCCAAAGCGTTCTCCGAGTTCTCCTTTTAAATATACTGTTTGCACTTTTCGTTCCTTAAAATTTTTGTTTTATGCTTTCCCCAAAAGGGATATAATAATTCTCTACTTGATATTCTTCCCGGCATATGGTGGAGAATCAAGTCGTCTCCTAAATATACACCACAATGATTAGGTACACTTGACATAATATTAAAATACATTAAATCATGTTTTTGTAAACTTCCATCATCTACTTCATTCCATCCTTCATACTGCTCCCATAAATCTCCAAAGTAGTCAAGTCCCTTATCCCACCAGTCCTCTTCAAACGCAAGTCTTGGCATTTCGATTTCGAATTTTTGATAGTATGATTGTACCAATGAAAAACAATCATAAACACCAAATTCATAATCTCTTCCAATCAAAGGACGGTCTACTCGTTCTGGCTTTAAATGTTCAAGTTTAATATCGGGTATACTAATTATATAGTAATCAAGATTCAAACCGTTACATTGTTTAATATCTAACTCACTCGGTTTTGCACTCGCATCAGGATGACTATGAACGACTGCTATTATGTCAGCTTTATGGCTTGCTCGAATGTAGTCTTGCGAGTCGATTATAAAATCATCTAAATCCTCTGCTACATTTTTGCAAGGAAACCATATAGATTTCCCCTTTCTTATTCCTATCACACCACAACCCTCTTTTGGGTATTCAGCATTAAAATGTTCTAGTATTTCTTCAAAATGTGGTTCTATTATCATGAACGCGTTTTAGTTCCTGGAAACCCTCCAAATGGTAATGTTTGATCTCGATTATCTATATGCTTACGAACACTTCCGTCTTTCGTTACAAAAGTAGTTTTAAATCTACTCGCACAACCATTTAGTGTCTTTGAGCATTGGTCTCCGAGTTGCCAATAGTCATTAAAGTCAGGAGTTGCTTTATGCGCACCCCCAACTTGACATACTGTTTTTAGTTGCCAAAGTCTAACATAAGTATCTGCAGACCCTCTATCATGGATAACGAATTCATTATAATTTGGATCGGTATAAGCTTTATATGTTGTACTTGCAGAGTATGTTTGGTATACTCTAATTCTTCTAAAGTTTGCGTTTGTATCTGAAGCCGTTCCTGGGCTGCTAGTACTTACAGTAGCTTGCCAATAATCAAAAGCACTTTGCCCTGAAGTATAGCTTCCATCTGTGTTAATTTGTGTAAGTCCTGTTTTTGCTACTTTATAGTAGAACCCTTTCGTAATCGAACCTCCAGAATAAGTATTAAATGTAAGTCCTGAACTTACTATCTCTTCATCTTTTTTGTTAAAATATACAGTACGAGCAGTTCCACTCGTATCTGCAATTCTCCCGTAAGTGTCCCAATCACACCCCCCATGCTGGTTTGCTATAGATATTTCTGAGCTTGCTCCTTGGTACTTCCATGCACAGGCATTTGCCACTACTTGTCTTCTAGGTAGTTGTACTCCTGCTAAGTCAAAAGGGGAGGCTAGTTCAAATTCTATAAGTGTAGGTGTTTTTTCAGCAATTCTATCAATGAACCACATTTGTTGTGGAAACTCTATTGGAGGATTTGCATCACCTGATTGACCATAACAGTACTTATATAAAGTTGTTCTTCTATATATCTTTTTTCCAAGTAAGTCTTCATTGGTTATTCCGATTGCATCTCCAAATGTAGATAGAACGTTTGCTACTCTTAAAGTAGGTCTCGGAGAGGCTCCTGCAGATTGTAAGTCTATTCCATCAATTTCTATTGGTAAAGCTGTGTATTCTCTAATCGTACCTGGGCTAGTTCTATCTCTAAATTGTAGTGTGCTTAAATTGGCTTCTAGTCCTGAATGAAAAAATGCATTTGTACCAGGCAAATCAATTTCAAAGAGTTCAATAAATGCTGACCCTGGATCTTGTTTTTGTACATCCTTGATTACGTCTGTCATGGTTCATAAACTCTTGTAAATGTTGCCGAACAGCCATAGAAGTCACCAGTAGTGTAGGCTTGGCTCCATTGTTCACAAATTACTTTAATAGCAGTTTCTCCACTATTGTTTGAATCTGGAATGGTAAATGTAAAGTTTGTTACTCCACCTTTGCTTGTAAAGAATGCAGTAATATCGTCTATTTCTTCTTTTGTACGATTTGCAAAAGATACTGAATATGTTTGTTGTAAATTATTTATTCCTTTTGCAATTCTCTGTTGATACCCGTCGCCAAACGATACTGTAAAACGATTAGGAGAAGAGCTTGCAGTCATCATCTTATCAGGACGTCTAACTGTACTTGTTAAATCTGTAAATCCTATTGCCATCTTTATCCTCCGCCATACGGACTAAGTATTCCGCCAGGTCTTTGTTGTTTATGCATTTCTTCTTGTACTGCGGCTGATACTGCTTTTGCAAGATCTGCTGCTTGTTGTCCATTATTTGCTGTAAGGTTTGAACTTGCTTGTCCATCTGCTGCAATGTTTACTGTAACATTTGCAGTTCCGCCTCCGCCTCTCATTTCTACTGGTATACTTCTACCATTTGGTAGGGGAACTACTGCTTCATTGTGTTTTCCTTCGCCTACTAAGTACGTGGGCTCAGTAGCAATGCCTCCTCCACTATATGCTTTTGGTTTGATTCCTCCTCTTGCCATTGGTATTACTCCGCCATCAGCTAGTGGAATACCGAACATACTTGCAGCAGATTCAATTGCTTTCATTGCTATAAGTTTTGCTATAATTTGTGCGATTGCTTGAAGAACAGCTTTTGCCATATCTAAGAAGCCTTCTTTCATTGATTTTGTTCCATCAATTACTCCAAGTATTGCATTACCCAGCCCAACTTCAAAAGCTTGTACACCAGCTTCGCCTATTTGGTGAAGTGGGTCAATTTGTTGTTCCATTTCAAATTTAGCAGCCTGCATTAGTGCAATTTCATTTGTTATAGCTAAATTCTTGTCATCAAACGTGGCTTTTTCAGCAGCACTCATATTTGTTCGTTCCGTACCTAAACGCTTTTCTAATTCTAATTTTTTCTTATTAATTTCGTTTTCTTTTAAGTCTATTTTTATTCTTTGAGACATTCTGCCACCTGCTGCAGTGCCCCCTAAGATACTTGCTGAAATGCCTGAGCCTTGTAATTTAAGTTGATTTTCTCTTCGTGCTGTGCTTTCTAGTCCTAGAATATAGGTATTCATTTGTTCACTAAGCTTTTTCAAGGCTGCTATTTTTTGATCGGCATCTGCTGTAGGACTACCTAGTTCAACCGCAGCCGCTCTTGCTTTTTGCTCTAATAGTAATCTTTCTTTTATTGCCATATTTAATTTATGAGTACCACTTGCTTGACCAACCAAACTATCTCTAAGGGTTTTACTATATTTATCTACACTATTATCTAGTTGTGTAATTGCATTTGAACCCTCAATAACTGTTGAAATGAATTTACGCATATCCTCTGGTAAAGCTTTACCTTCTCTAATTAAACCACCAATTCCAGCCATTGCACCAAAACCTTGCCCTTCAGCAATATTTTCCATTCTTACAGCTAAATCTTCTCTTAATTTGGCAGCAAGTCTTTCTTCTTTCATAATTCGTTCAGCTTCCTTAGAAGTTCCTAGAAGCTCAGATGTACTAAAAGCTAAAGGATTTCTTTCAAGTTCTGCAGCTCTATCGTTTCTATTCGTTTTATCTGCTTCATTTAAAGCCTCTAATTGCATCATATCTGCACTTTGGAGCATTTTTCCTGCTTGTTGTGTAAGGACTCTAAAAGCAGGATCGTCTCCGTCTAACATAAGTTTTCTTGCTTTTAACATTCTTTCGATTTCATCGTTCAACTCTGACTGTCTTTCTGCTAGTTTTTCAACACTTGATTTTGCGTTGTCCGCCTCGTCGCCATACTTACCAAAAAAGCTACCTGCTTGTTTAAGAATATCAATTAATAAAAATCCAACACTAATCCAACCGATAGCTCCAAGAGCCTTATTTGCAGCACTCACTACCATAGTTTGAGCACGTTTAACGCCAAGCATTGCTTTTTCCCAACCTATTTGAATTTTTGCACTTGTAGCCGCCCAATTAAACTGTAGTCTCTTTGTTCCTGCGGCAACTTTTGCTACCATAGCTTTATGCTCTCCTGCCATTTTATCTAAAGTAGTTTTCCAATTTGCGTATACTTTTGCATCCATCTCTTTAAATATTCCTACTCTTCTAGTAAGTTGAGATCTTAAGTTACCAAGTTGTCTGCCTGTCATTTTTCCGCCACTTTGCAGAGCTGCAAGACCTGAGCCTGCTCTACCAGGAGCTACATCCATGGCTAGTCCTTGTGCTCCTTGCAAGCTTTTTGCGTAACCTTTAGCTGCTTGAGCTTGCCCTCGAGTTGTTACATCAGCAAAAGCTGCTGCTTTTGCACGTGCCACATCTAGAGCATTATTATGTCTTTGTATTGCTCGTACTGATTTTTTCTCAAATTCTTCAAAACTTGGAATAATTGCTGAAATAATTGGAGTAGCAATAAGAGCAAGAGCTCCTGCTGCTGCAAAAAGATTTTCACTAAAGAAAGTCGCTAGTGTACTTGCAGGACCTGCTATAAATAGCTTAAATGAGTTCTGTAAGTCATCAAAAGATTTTGCCATTTGGTTTATCTTGTTGACTTCAGGATCCATTAATTCTGCGATTATACCAAACTTTTTCTCAGCTTGATCTAATACATCATTTGTAATCGCTTGTGATTTTTCGAATTGAGTAAGCTCATTCTTACTCTTGTTTATTTGAGTTGCATACCTTTCAAGTGCAGTATCTAATCTAAGTATAATACCTAATTCGTCTAATAGCTCTGGCTCCGCTTTTGTTGTACCTCTTATTAATCTATTAAAAGAGTCTGTAACATCTCTACCTAATGCAATAGATGCTAGTTTTGCTGCTTCACCTAATCTAAATAGCTGATCTGCTTGTAGACCCGCAGCTGTTCCGATAGCAGCAGCTTGTGCAGCGTCTTGGTATCTTATCTGTCCATCAGTTGCGTCCTGTATGGTTTTTGTTAAAGTTCTGTAAGCAACTCCTGTTACAGCTGCATATTGCTTTTGACCTTCAATTAAGATTTTATAGTCAGCAGCTTGTTGTAGAAAACGGAAAGCTGCACCTAGTGCAAAGACGTTTGCGGCTAATGTAGCATAGGCAGGAACTAACCCTCCGGTAAGTCCCTGAGACATTTTAGAAAAATTCTTAGAAGCATTTGACGATTGCTGAGAAATACCTTTCATTGCACGATCAGCACTATGTGCTGAGTCGCTCATGCCTTTTAAGTCTTTACCGGCTCCTTTTGCTTTTCGTCCTGTTTCTTTTAAGCTTCCATTATCACTGACGGAAACTCCTACTTTAGTTTCGTTTTTTGCCATTATCCTTTTACTGCTACTGTGCCTGGAGAAGTTGTTTTACGTTCTCGTGCTTTCCTTTCTTTTTCTGCTTCGTTATTTATTCGTTTTGTACTATAGTGTTCAACAAATTTTAAATAAATTATTAAGTCTTTTGGGTTCTCAACTTCAAATACGTTAAATAGTAACTGTAAAGGACTCCAATCTTTTCCTAAATACGTTCCATTCATGCCGTCCCATCTGTCAGGCATTAAGTTATGAATAAATATAGCTTGTTGTACTTCAAAGGGAAAATGATATATTTCCAATGGAGCTTTTGAAGGATCAGGTTCTCGACCTAATCGAGTCATTACTGCTACATACTCGTCATAACTTTTAAATTGAGAATTTACGTTATAATACTGTTCAAGTAATCGATCTATTTCGGCTACTTGGTCTTGGTAAAATTTTCGAGATCACCTACTGTCTCGGTAACCCAAGTATCAAAGTCACTTGAGTTTTTCATCATTACTTCTGCATTTTCTGCTGTAAAAGGTAGTTCATCTTCTAAATTAAGAGATTCAGTTTCAATTAAAATTAGTTGTCTAAGATAGTCATATTTTAAACCTTTCCAACCTTTTATAACTGAAGATACGTATTGTACTAAAAATGCGTCTTCATCTAATACTTCTTCGAAAGCTCTGGTTTTCTTATTAAATTTTTGTTTTAAACACTTGCTTCTAAGCTTTAAAAGCTCCTCTCTTGCAAGGTAACAAAGATCAACTACAAAACCATCCATTTCTGGAAAGTCTATAGAGACTGTTTTACTAGCAGTCATTAAAGAAGATAATGATACTGGTGCTGTTTTTGTTTGTTCGTTCATGCTGGTTCCTGTTAAGGGTTAATAAAAAGTATTGGGGCGGCGGGTAACCGCCCCGATACACTAGTTTACGCGTTAACGTCTTTACCTACAAATTGAAATACTGAGATTTCGTCTGTTGAGTCAAAGTCGCTTGGTAGCGCATGGAAATTAGTTTCCAATGAAATTACTTCATCAATTGAATGACTTGGTACTTCTAAGTGAGCAGTTGGCATTGTAATTAAACAATGCGGAGTCCCACTTCCACCGATATCAAAAGCTAAACTAAAAGAGTTTTGAATATCAGAGGTTGCTTCTACGAGGTCTTCGTATAGCTCTGCACTTGATGTATTGCCTGCATTATCTAAGTAACAAGTGAAGTTTCCTCCAATTGTTTTTGTTCCTGTAACATGCCCTAAAGGTTGATTTACTACTCCAAGAGTCTCTGGTGTTAAGTAAGTTAAGTTATTACTCCAACTGATGTTTCCACCTGTAAGAGTACTTACATAAGTTACTGAGCTTCCAGAAGCGTCTCCTGTAATTGTTAAATCAGATATTCTGTTACGAATAAATCCAGTAGTGTTTAACACGCCTTCATTAATCAATGCATCTGATGATGATAAATTAAGAGTTGCTTCTTCTGAAATTAGTTTTCCGTTTCCAGACCAATTTACAGTAGCAATTCCATCTAAATCAAAATCAAATGAGGCTTCTCCGACTGAGCAATCAGATAACTTATAAATCATCTGGTTTGCCGTAGCATTCCCAGTTGTAAAGTTATATGCAGCTGCAGCTTGAGATGCCCCCATTACAAAAAATAAGTCAAAAACACCAAGGGTTGCTTTATTAGCAGTGCTTTGTGTTATGTCCAAGTTAGTGGCGTCAGAAGTAACTCCTGCATTCACTGTTTGTCCAAAAAACATAGCCCATAGTGCTTCTGTTACTTCGCAATGTGCTCCATCTGTACCGCTTGCTTTTCCTGAAGTACCTTTTGTACCACCAGCAGAAGTAAAAGGCATCATATAAGTGGAAAAACTCCACTCAACTGGTGCATAAGAGTCGTTAAACATTGCTCGACCTCTTCTACTAACTCCTGCAGTACTTTGTGCTTCATTCAAAGTAATTTCACTAGTATTTGTTGCTTGAGAAAACGAAAATCCATCTAAGACGGGTATGTCATAGTACATGCTTTTAGTTCCAGCCGATGACTGGGGTACGTGTGCTATGACTTTCGTATCTCTAGAAAAATACAGTTTTGTTGCCATTATAGTCTCCTATTTGGCTTGAAAAGCGAATACGTTTGCTTTTGCTAAAGTACTCGGTTTTCTAATAACGCACCTC